CAACTGCTTCTAGATCTTATGCCTTACAAGTTAACTCATCTGGTCAAGGTGTTATCAACGTCCCATGGACAGATACAACATATTCTGTAGCAACAAGCACTGTTGCTGGATTAGTAGAATTAGGTTCAGATACTGTACAAACAGTTGCAGCTAACGCTGTATCGTCTACAGCATCCCGTTCATATGCAGTTCAATTAAATGCATCTGGGCAGATGGTAACTAACGTACCATGGACAGATACAAATACAACTTATGCTATTTCAGCTGAAACTACAACAGGTGGAGTTAATTTAAGATTAACTGGATCTGACTCATCTACAGATGATGTTAAGTTTGCAGCTGGTACAAATATAACATTAACAAGAACAGACGCTAGTACTATCACTATCGCTGCTTCTGGCGGTGGTTCTTCTCCATGGACTTTTAAAACAGCAAACTATACTGCAGTAGATAAAGACAGAATTATCGCAACTACAACTGGCGGTTCTTTTACCGTCACACTTCCAGCCACACCATCGGCTGGCGCTGAAGTTATCATTGCTGATGGTGATAACTGGCAAACAAATAATTTAACAATTAATAGAAACGGCTCAACCATTAAAGGACTAGCAGAAAACTTAGTTATGGATATCGCAGGAGTTAAAGCGGAATTCGTTTATAGCGGTTCTACATGGTTAGTGTTCGCATTCGCTTCTGGTGCAGATGACACATTGGCAGTTTCTTTAGCAGTGGGAGATGAATTCTAATGGCATTATTAAGTCAAATTTTAGCAGCGTCGACTGTTCGTGGTGAGAAGGGTCCAACGGCTACTGTTGATGTTGGAACATTAACAACATTAAACCCAAATCAAACCCCATCAATAACAAACACAGGATCTACTGGTTCTGCTTTGTTTAGTTTTGGTTTACCAAGAGCAGCTTCTGTTGCTATGCATGCTACACCGATGCTGGTTGGTAACCCAAACTCTAATCCATCTATAACTAATAGTGGAACTAACGGAGACGTAGTCTTACAAATGACTATGCCTAGAGCACCTGTTGTTTCGTTGGGTACTGTGGCTAATGCAACTAGCGGGCAAAGCGGTAACGTAACAGCAACGACAAGTGGTGCTGGAGATGTTGCATTTAACTTTGTAGTTCCACAAGGATTGATCTGGCGTAGCACCTGGAACTCAGCAACAACATATTATCCAAGAGACGCTGTTCAATGGCTTGGTTCTGCATATGTTTGTGTATTACAAACAACAAACAATGTACCACCAAATGCTACTTACTGGTCGCTGTTTGCTACCTCTGGTGCTGTCGGCGCAACAGGTGGTGGTGCAGATCAAATCTTTTGGGAAAATGGTAAAACAGTAACAACTGCCTATACAGTTGGAGCTAACTCAAATATGACTAGTTCTGGTCCAATAACTATTTCAGATGGTATCACGATAACTATAGCCTCTGGTGGCGAGTGGAGTATTGTATGAGTAAATTGGTAGTTTCGCAATTAGAATCACCAGCAGTGTCTGGTATTATAACAGTTGTGCCTGGAGACATAGTGTATTCTCCAGGGTCAGTTGTACAAGTTATTCAAAACCACACATGGGATCAGTCATCAATGTCTATCCCGAGCAGCTATACAGCATTCACAAACATACCATTAACTGCTTCTATTACACCAAAAAGTTCAGCGAGCAAAATTTTGGTTGAAGTTAGATGGATGGGTGAATTCAGTAACGAAGCTGCTACTTGGAACTTAATGTGGAATTTAAGAAGAGGTACTACACTGATTGGTAGAAACCCATCGTGGCCAACAGATAGAAACACTGGTTTGATGATTTCTTATCTCAGCTACCGTGATGCTGACAGCAGCAGTACACCTGAGGGTGTATTCTATAACTATCTGGATTCTCCAGCTACAACTTCCACAATAACATACACAGCTTGTGTTCAAACTGACACAGCCATAACCTTGTGGACTAATCGTACTGTAGGTTATACATCTGGTGGTCACGAAGCTGGCACAAGTTCTATTACATTATGGGAGATTGCGCAGTGAGTAGACTACAAGTTGATCAACTGGCAGCAAGAACTGGTACTGGAACTATTACTATTCCAACTGGTAGTAGATTGGTTGGCACAGACGTTGGTGCGATAACAACTAACAGAGGCGTCGTACAGGTACAATATGCCACTGCGATGCCAACAAGTCATATCACAGTAACATCAACTAGTAATACTACTCTTGGGTTAAACCTCACCATAACACCTATCTTTGCTAATAGCATTATTAAAGTTGAGTTCTTTAGCACTATGTTGCTAGGAAACGCTAATGCTTTGACACTAACACTACAACGTAGAATAGGTGCTGGCTCTTTTTCAGATTTAACTCCAGCGACTGGCACATCTTCTAGGTATACATATGGTTGGAGCTATAATAGTTCTAGTTGGATGGCGCAGAACAATATATATTTTGATACTCCGAACACAACATCTGCAGTAACATATCAATTACTTTACAGAAACTGGAGTAGCACAGCAACTAATTATTTGGTGCACCAATACATGGAATATGGTTGGGTTGCTACGGAGATTAAACAATGAGTGTTGTTAGAGTTTCACAACTAACATCAGAAATCGGCAGCGGTGATTTTTTCGTTAATACAGGAAATAGAATAATTTCTACAGATAACGAAATTTATAGCGGTCCAGGATCTATTGTTCAAGAAGTTAGAACTACTGCTATGACTGCTGGTGCATTAGCCACATCTGGTGGACCAGTAGAATTGGGATTGATTGGTACTATCAAACCAAGATTTAAAAGTAGCACAATTTATGTTAGATTTTTTAGTACTATGCTTTACGGTGCTGCTGGATGGTTAGTTTGTACACTATACAGACAGGGTGGTACATACGCTAGCAATAACTGGTTCAACTACGATAGCAATACATTTAATGGATTTAACAACTTAACTGCAGATACTAGAAGTAGTTACAGATATGCATATGGATGGAACTACAACACAAATTCATGGGCTCCTGCAGAATTTAAATACTTTGACTTTCCTGGTACTACCGAAGAGGTAAGTTATAAATTATATTACCAATCATCTGGCACTAACTATCTTGTAGATCAGTATATGGAGTATGGTTGGATTTTAACAGAAATACGAGGTAGAGATTAATGCCGTCATTCTTAAAAGTTGATACAATTAGAAATAATGCAAATGAGGATGTGCTGGTTAATGGCTATCCCAGAAGACCAGGACAAGTTATCGAGTATTTGAGTAGCCCGTGTGACGGATCATCTGTAACTGTTGGTTCTGGAACATATACATTCCAAAACGTAACTGCTGCTGTTGGACCAGTGTATACTTACACAGACGTACAAGGTTCTTCTATAAACTACACTCCACCCGCTGGAACAACTCGTGTTATTTATGATTTTAACTATGCGATGTATTGGAACCATGACCACGCTATTTCTCACTTTAAGTTTTTTGTTGGTGCCAACGAAGTGACATTTGCTCGTTTTAGCAGATCTGGTCGTTATCCAGAAGACAGATATTCTTTTGTGTGGAACATAGCGATTGGCGGCGCAGGAAATGTGAATACTGGTAGACTAGCATCATGGACAACATCGCTAAATTTAAAAATGCAATGGCGTGCATATGGAACGAGTAATGCCAGAGGTTTACACGGAACTACATATTGGGATGGTACTGGTAGTACACAGTTTAGTATGCCGATTTTAACAATTATAGCCATTGCATAATGAGTGTTTTAAGAGTAAATACAATACAGAACAGCAGTGGACAAGATTTGCTTGTCAACGGAATACCAACACGCCCAGGAAGGGTGATGGAATATTTGGTTTGTAATGGTGATGGTTCATCTGATCTCGGAGCAGTTTCTGAAATATCTGCGGCACAGATTAACAATTACAGACAAGCGATTTACTCATATGAGATGATCCCTGGATCAGATGTCTCTTACTGTCCACCACTTGGCGCAACTAGAGTTATCTACAAATTTAGATATGGTATGAGATGGGAACATGATCATGCTATTTCTAATATGAAGTTTTACATAGATTCAGATGAAATAGTTTTCGCTAGACACAGCAGATCTGGTCGCTATCCAGAAGATAACACCGAATTTATGTGGACTATGGCTATTGGTGGAACTACTAATTTTAACACAGGCAGAGTATCAGAGTGGACAGCGCCAAAAAGACTTTCTATGTGGTGGCGTGCGCATGGAAGCGGTAACGCTAGATCAATGCACGCTACTAACTACTATGACGGCACTGGTATATTACTTACTGTTGTGCCCACATTATCAATTATTGCAATAGCATAAGAGGAACCTAAAATGATTATTATCGAAAGAACTATCACACTATCTGAGGCAATGACATCTCTAAGACCAGGATACCCATGGGTTATTCGTGGTGACGATATTTACGATAATCTAGAGTGGAATGGTAACCAAGAGGACAAACCAACTAGGGAAGAATGTGACCAAGAGATCGCTAGACTGCAAGCCAAGTGGGACTCTGAGATTTACAAAAAGCGTAGAAAGCTAGAGTACCCAGATATTCAAGAATACTTAGATGGAGTTGTAAAAGGCGACCAAGCGCAGATCGATAAATATATTGCAGACTGCTTGGCAGTTAAAGCAAAGTACCCAAAACCAGAGGCAGAATAAAATGGCAGTTGCATCTAGAGACCAATTAAAACAATACGCACTCCGTGCTCTGGGTGCACCCGTAGTCGAAATTAACGTAGACGACGACCAACTGGAAGATCGTTTAGATGAAGCGCTGGAACACTGGAGACAGTATCACTACGATGGTGTAGAGCAAATCTACATGAAACAAAAGATCAGCGCAACTGAGATTGTGTTGACACAATCTGTCGCTCAGAACTTTAACATCGGCGAACTTATCACTGGAGCAACTTCTGGTGCTACAGCTACGGTTTGTACAGAAACTCAAAGAGTTCCAAACGGAACTATGTTGTTGGTTAAAAACGTAACTGGCACTTTCCAAGCTGGCGAAGCTATCAATGGCGCTGACTCCAATGTCACAGCTACTACAGTTTCTATCACTTTAGGCGAGTACGATAAAAGATACATTACAATACCAGACTTGGTTTATGGTGTTACAAAGGTGCTGTCTATGGGACAAGCATCTTCTTCTAAGAATATTTTCGACTTGCAATATCAGTTGCGTCTAAACGACTTGTACGATTTAACTGCTACAAGTATCATTTATTACAAGACAGTAATGTCTCATTTGGCTCTGTTAGACTTAGAGTTGAATGGACACACATCGTTCCGTTTCAATCGCAGACAAGGGCGACTGCACCTTGACATCAATTGGCAAACTGATATTATGCTTGGCGACTATGTTATCGTACAAGGATATCGTGCACTTGACCCAAACGAGTTCACAAAGGTGTGGAACGAATCGTGGTTAAAACACTACGTAACTGCATTGTTTAAGAGACAATGGGCTACTAATATCAAGAAGTTTTCTGGCATCCAACTTCCAGGTGGAGTCACGCTCGATGGCGACAAACTTTATGATGAAGCAGTGACTGAATGTAAAGAGTTAGAAGATTCTTTAATGAACAAATCTGCTCCGTTAGACTTTTTCTTAGGATAATAATGTCAACAGTAAATGTTTATTTTTCTCACGGTACGAGAAATGAACAGTATCTAGTCGAAGACTTGATCATCGAATCTTTAAAGATTTATGGTCAAGAGTTTTTCTACATCCCAAGAACTTTAGTTTCTAAAGACAACATTCTTGGAGAGGATAGATTATCTGAGTTTAAAACATCCTTTCCTATCGAGATGTACTTTGAAAACGTAGATTCTCTAGACGGACAAGGTGCATTCATTCAAAAGTTTGGTTTAATGATGGAGCAGTCTGCTACGCTAGTAGTTGCTCGTCGTCGATGGGAACAGTTAGTCGGTCGTTATGGTGCAACAACTCTACCGAATAGACCAAACGAAGGGGACTTAATTTATTTCCCATTAACAAAAGGTTTGTTTGAGATTAAGTTTGTCAAACACCAAGATCCATTCTATCAACTTGGTAAACTATATGTTTACAAACTACAAGTTGAGCTGTTTCAATATAGTTCTGAGCGCATTGATACAGGTATTAAAGAGATCGATGCGTTTGAATCTCTCAAGACTTTCACAACGAATACAACAAGAACACCTTATGGGCAAGTTACTAAAATTAATGTGACTGCTCAAGGAAGTGGTTACACATCTGCTCCAACAGTTGTATTCACATCAAGCAGCGGACTAGGCGCAACAGCCACAGCGGTTCTTGGTTCAGGGTCTACTGCTGGTAAAGTTGTTTCTATCGAAGTAACAAATGGTGGTGAGAGATATCAAACTGCACCAGTCATCACTTTAACGGGTGGTGGCGGTAGCGGTGCTCAGGCAGCATCCGTCATCGAATCAGATATCGACAGAGTCGAGTCGTTTGGTGACAACAATAAATTTAAAGAAGAAGCCACTGATATACTGTTTAGTGAGACTAACCCATTCGGCGAGGTAGGTGACTAATGCTTAACAATAATGTATTTTATCATGGAATTATTCGCAAGAGCATTGTAGCTTTTGGTCGTTTGTTTAGCGACATCTACATTGATCGTAAACAAGGCGACTCTGTGAATGGAACTACGATCCAGAGATTACAAGTTCCACTGGCATATGCTCCAAAAGAAAAATGGTTAGTTCGTATCGAGCAAGATCCTAATCTTGAAAACAATACCTATGTTTCTTTACCAAGAATGTCTTTTGAGATCACTGGATACTCATATGATTCGATGAGAAAACTAAACCGCATGCAGAAAATCGAATGTGGTGACGGTACTTCATCAAAGACATTTATGTACAGTCCTGTTCCGTACAATATAGAAATATCTCTGTATGTATTGACCAAGACCCAAGAAGATGGTCTGCAAATCATAGAGCAGATATTACCAACATTCACTCCAGAGTACACGCTGACAGTTAACACTGTCCCAGAGATGAACGTAAAACTAGACGTTCCAATCGTGTTAAATAGTGTGTCAGTTGTAGATGAGTATGATGGTGATTTCCAGACTCGTCGTTTTGTGACCCACACATTAAACTTTACATTAAAGACTAGCTTGTTTGGACCAGTTTCTGGTAAAAATGTTATCGATACTGTATACGCTAATGTTGGTTTAAAAGAAGATTATACAGCTACAAGAATTTACACTGCCGAAGGCGACACGACTACTGCTACAGTTAATACTGAAAATTGGGAAGATAACTTTTAATAATGGCTGAAATTTATAATAGCAACTCCAACTTAAAAGCAGCTGGAGTTCAAGTACAATTCACTCAAGAGAACATTCAAGAGTTTATCAAATGTTCTCAAGATCCAATTTACTTTATTGAAAACTATTGCTACATCGTAACTTTGGACTTTGGTCTTAAGTTATTTAAACTATACGATTGCCAAAAGAAAAAAGTTGATATCATCCATAACAATCGTCGTGTGATTCTTATGGAAGGTCGTCAGCAAGGTAAGACTACTACATCTGCTGCTTACATTCTTTGGTATACTCTGTTCCAACCAAACAAAACTGTAGCTATTCTTGCCAACAAGAAAGACGCTGCACGTGAAGTTTTGGATCGTTACCAAACCATGTACGAAATGCTTCCAAAGTGGATGCAACAAGGTGTTCTTACTTGGAACAAAGGTGACATCGAATTAGAGAATGGCTCTAAGGTATTCACAGCTGCGACTGGTAAATCTGGTATTCGTGGTAAGTCTGTAAACTTACTATACGTTGACGAAGCTGCGATCATCCCAAACAACGTGGCTGAAGAATTCTTCACTTCTGTTTACCCAACTATTTCTGCTGGTCAGACCACTAAGATTCTACTGTCTTCAACTCCACTAGGTTACAACCACTTCTGGAAGTTTTGGACTGACGCTGAAAAGGGTCGTAACGGATTCGTTCCACTGTTCATTCCTTACTGGGAGATTCCAGGTCGTGATGAAGCATGGGCAGCAGAACAGAAAGCAGCGCTGGGTGAATTGAAGTTCACACAGGAAGTTTTATGTAACTTCTTGGGTTCTTCTCTGACTCTAGTTCGTGCCGACTGTATTGCTAAGATGAGTCCAGAAGCTATCATTCACCAGAAAGAAGGTCTGGACATTTATGTCGAGCCGCAAGCTAATCATACTTACTGCTTAATTGCAGACATTGCAAAGGGTGTAGGTGGAGATTACTCTGCATTCCAAGTTATCGACATAACGGAAATCCCCTACAGGATTGTAGCCAAATACAGAAATAACGAGATCAGTCCACTGTTGTATCCTAACATCATCTACAAGGTTGGAACTGATTATAATAATGCGTGGGTTTTATTGGAAATAAATATATCTGAGCAAGTAGCCCACATTCTATATTCTGAGATGGAATATGAAAACATATTGTTCGTAACACGCCATGCACTAGGACAAACAGTTTCTGGTGGTTTTGGTGGTGGTAAGACCCAATTGGGTGTGAACACTGATAAGAAAATTAAACGAATCGGTTGTCACAACTTTAAAGCACTTGTCGAAGAAAACAAGTTGCTAGTGCAAGACGCTGATACGATCTCTGAAATTTCTACATTTATTGAGAAAAAAGGATCGTACGAAGCGGACGAAGGATATCATGACGATTTAGTTATGCCACTAGTTCTATTTGGATGGTTAACAACAAATTCTTACTTTAAAGACCTTAATAACATAAATCTAAGGAAGGTCATGTACGAAAAGCAGATGCTAGCTATTGAGGAAGAACTGACCCCATTCGGATTCTATGATGATGGCGGTCCAGAAAAACCTCCCTTAAACTTCTAGAAATCGTGAAAAAACTAAATAAAATGTAGACATGAAATTGTCTAAAGGTAAAACTTATTAACAAGGAGAATTACAATGCCGTTTCAATTATCTCCAGGCGTTGCAGTCGTAGAAAAAGATTTCAGTTCTATCGTTCCAGCCGTTTCTAGTTCTGTTGGTGCTTTCGCTGGTGCATTCCAGTGGGGTCCAGTTATGGAACCAGTTACAGTTAGTTCTGAGAATGAATTAGTTCGTCGTTTTGGTAAACCAAATGACAGCAACTTTGACTCTTTCTTTACAGCAGCAAACTTCCTATCTTATACAAATAACCTACTGTTGGTTCGTGCAGACGCTGGACACTTGAATGCGGTTGCTTCTACAACAGGTGGTGTGACCGCAGTTGCTGTAGGTACAGCAGGTTCTGGTTACGTTTCTACTGCTCTTGCCCCAGCAGTCACTTTCAGCGCTCCAGACGTTGATGGTGGCACTACTGCTACTGGTACTGCAGTTCTTTCTGGTGGCGCTGTTACAGCTATCGTTGTAGCTGGTAACATGACTGGTTACACTGAAGCCACAATCACTATCACTCCTGCATCTGGTGACACTGGCTCTGGCGCTACTGCTACTGCTTCGTTCACCAATGGTGCAATCAGTGGTGTTACTATCACTAATGGTGGCAGTGGTTACAAAGCAACTCCAACTGTTACTATTTCTGGTAACGGTAACGGTGCTGTTGTTAACTCTGTGACTTTAGGTACATCTACTATCACTGGTGTTAATATCGTTCAAGCTGGTTCTGGATACACTTCTGCTCCGTCAGTAACTATCGCAGCACCTCCAACTGGTACAGTTGCTACTGCTACTGCAACTATTGCTACTGGTACTGGTATCAAGATCAAGAACGGTGAAGATTATCTGTTGCAATACGCTAACGGTGCTGGTATCGTTGGTGAGTTTGCTGCTAAGTATCCAGGTAGACTAGGTAACTCTTTATTCGTTACTATGGCAGACTCTGCCAGATATAGTAATTGGACAGTGACTATCAACGGTGCAGAAATTAACTGCGCTAAAGAATTTGACGCTGCTCCTGGTACATCAACATACGCTGCATCAAATTCTTCAACTAACGACGAACTTCACATCATCGTTTTTGACCGTGATGGTGGTGTCACTGGTGTTGCTGGTTCTATCCTAGAAAAATTTGCTTTCGTTTCTAAGGCTGCTGATGCTAAGAAACCAGACGGCACAAACAATTACTACAAGGACGTTATCAACTCTCGTTCTGAGTGGATCTGGTGGATGGATCACACAACATCTGTCGGACAGCAAGGCGTTGCATGGGGATCTCCAGCCGCAAACAATGCATTCAAGAGCATGAACGCTGCAGTAAACCGTAACTTTAGCGGTGGTGCTGACGATTATTCATTGACTGATGGCGAGAAAACCAGTGCGTTTAGCTTGTTCGAAAACTCAGAAGCATACGATATTAGCTTGATCCTTTTAGGTAAGGCTTCTACTACTGTTGCTAACTCTGTTATCAGCAATGTTGTAGAAAATCGTTTAGATTGCGTAGCTTTCATCTCTCCACAAAGCAGCGGTGGCGCTCCAATCGTTGGTGCTACATCAACAGAGCAGAATGCTATTATTGCATACCGCAATGCGTTACCAAGCACTTCATACGCTGTGCTTGACTCTGGTTACAAATACCAATACGATCGCTACAATGACAAGTACCGTTATGTTCCACTGAACGGCGACGTTGCTGGTCTGTGTGCTCGTACTGACTACACTAACGACCCATGGTTCTCTCCAGGTGGTCTGAATCGTGGTCAAATCAAGAATGTTGTTCGTTTGGCATTCAACCCAACTAAAGCACAACGTGACGAACTTTACAAGAACGGTGTTAACCCAGTTGTTACTTTCCCAGGAGAAGGTACTGTTCTGTTCGGCGACAAGACTCTGATGGCTCGTCCTTCTGCGTTCGATCGTATCAACGTGCGTCGCTTGTTTATCGTTCTTGAGAAATCAATTGCTACTGCTGCTAAGTTTCAGTTGTTCGAATTCAACGACAGCTTCACTCGTGCACAGTTCAAGAACTTGGTAGAACCATTCTTGCGTGATGTACAAGGTCGCCGTGGTATCACTGATTTCCGTGTTAAGTGCGATGAGTCTAACAACACTGGCGAAGTTATCGATCGCAATGAATTCATTGCTGATATCTTCATCAAGCCAAATCGTTCTATCAACTTTATCACTCTTAACTTCGTTGCTGCTCGTTCTGCTATTAACTTCGCAGAAATCGGTGCGTAATTAGGGAATAAATAAGAAAGAACAAAGGAGAATTAAATGGCAAATATTGCTGATTTTAAAGCGCAAATGATTGGTGGCGGTGCACGCCCTAATCAATTCCGTGTTGAATTAACATTCCCGTCTTACGTTACATTGGGTGTTGTTGCTGGACAACGTGCACAGTTTCTGTGTAAAGCTGCTCAGTTACCAGCATCCACTGTAGAGAACATCCCAGTTCTCTATCGTGGTCGCCCTGTTAACTTTGCTGGTGAGCGCACATTCCAACCATGGACTATTTCAATCTATAACGATACTTCTTTTGGTATTCGTAATGCATTGGAACAGTGGCAATCTGGTGTACAGAATTACAACGCCACTACAGGTCGTACTAATCCACGTGATTACCAAGTTGACTTGAACGTGCACCAGTTAGATCGTAACGGTGCTACAATCAAATCATACAAATTCGTGGATGCTTACCCAACTAGCATCTCTGCAGTTGGTTTAGATTTTGAATCCCAAAACGCTATTGAAATGTTTGATGTTGAGTTTACTTTTAACTTCTTCACATCGAACACTGGGGCTGCTGCTGGTTTCGGAGTTAATGTTTCTGTTGACACTCCAATCGGTACATTCCCTCTATAATAAACTAGGGCTATTACATTATGCAACTATTTGGCTTTGAAATAAAGCGTAAAAAAGAACAGGACTTGCCGAGCGTAATACCTCCAAGTCCTGTTGAGTCAGGCGCAACCGTAATAAACACTGGTGTTAATGCTGGTGGTTATTACGGTGCAGTCCTAGACATCGAAGGTACGATTAAGACTGAAAACGATCTTATTCGTAGATATCGTGAAGTCTCTCAATACTCTGACTGCGATGGTGCAATCGAAGACATTGTCAACGAAGCAATCGTAGCAGACGAAGATAGACGTTGCATTGAAATCAAATTAGATGATGTCAAAGTTTCTTCTAATATTAAAAACAAAATAAAAGAAGAATTTGATAATATCCTACGCACTTTAAAATTTGATGAAAGAGCACATGAAATCTTCCGTACATGGTACATCGATGGAAGATTGTATTATCAAATTCTTATTGACGAAAATAATGTTAAGGGTGGTATCGTAGAACTACGTTACATTGACCCACGTAAGATTCGTCGTATTAAAAATATCAAAAAAGAAAAGACTCCACAAGGAGTTGAAGTTGTTAAAGAGATTGATGAGTACTATCTTTATAACGACAAAGGAATCACTGAGCAATCTACAAATGGTGTTAAATTAGCACTTGATTCTATAGTGTATGCTCCTTCTGGTTATGTAGACCAGAACACTGGCATGATGATGTCTTATTTACATAAGGCTATCAAACCAGTCAACCAATTAAAGATGATCGAAGACGCATTGGTCATCTATCGCATTAGCCGTGCACCAGAACGTCGTATTTTCTACGTTGATGTTGGTAACTTACCTAAGCTAAAAGCTGAGCAGTATGTTTCTGATATCATGAACAAGTTCCGTAACAAGATTGTTTACGATGCAACTACTGGTGAAACACGTGATGATCGTCGCCATCTTTCTATGATGGAAGACTTCTGGATGCCTCGTCGTGAAGGTGGTAAGGGTACTGAGATTACTACACTTCCAGGTGGACAGAACCTTGGCGAGATTCAAGACATCGAATACTTCCAAGGAAAACTTTACCATGCCCTGAATGTGCCTGTTTCTCGTTTACAACCACAACAAGGATTCAGCATTGGTCGTTCACAAGAAATTTCTCGTGACGAAGTTAAGTTTAACAAGTTTATTGTTAGACTCCGTAAAAAGTTTAGCGTATTATTTTCTGAAGCACTAAGAGTTCAACTCATTGCTAAAAATATTATTTCTGCTGATGAGTGGGAAGATATTAGATATAGATTAAAGTATGACTACTTAGAAGACAATCACTTCTCTGAGTTGAAAGATCAAGAGATTTTAATGCAAAGATTGAATTCGTTACAAACAGTTGATCCGTTCGTAGGAAAATATTATTCACAAGCATGGGTTAAGCGAAACATTCTCCGTCAGGATGATGAAGAACTTGAACAAATCGCTTCTGAGATTGAAGATGAACGTGAATTACAGATGGCGCAAGCAGAGCAACAAGGACAACTTCAAGTGGCTATGCAGCAACCAATGATGGACGCACAAGCTGCACAGCAGCAAGAGGCACCGCAAGATGAACCAGCACCTGATCAACAGGACGCTGGTGCTGATGAACAACAAGATGAAGAACAATCTAAAGGCAAAGTGACCAAGTTAAAAACTGGCACATGGCCAAATTAATAGGAGAATTATATGAGCCAAACTACGACCGAATTAATCTACGCTATTAGCCAAGGCGATGCCGTAGAAACAGAAAGAGCATTTTCAGCTGCTATGGCTGAGAAGCTAGCACCAATGATTGATGCAAGAAGAATCGAAGTTGCACAATCTATGTTCAATCAAGCTGAAGAACAATCCGTAGAAGAAACACCTTCTGAAGAGTGATATCAATTAATGTTGTATACACAGTTTTTAAAATCTATCACTAAGTCTGGTGTCGTTGAGAGCACCAGATCTTTCAATCATCTTATCGAAAAGACACAGGATGATAAGATTTTAATTGATGACGAAGAAACTAACTTTGCAACTATTGAAGAAGCAAGAAAATATATCAAACAAGAATATATTTCCAAACAGTTAGAAGAACAAGTATCAAAAGAATTATACGAAGAAATTTCTGAGCATAAGATTGCGAACATAATTAAAGAATATCACGACATCAAAGTAACAGATACTCTTATCGAATCATACATCCAACTTGCTTCTTCACATATTTTTAGCGTAGATCCAGTTGTACAAGATATTAGAAAATTAAACAAATTAGATAACTTGGTAGATGGTAAGATTCACTATGTGTTAGAAGATGAATCTATTGTAGCGATTAGTGAGCAGACTCAAAGTAAGCTAAATAATTTGTTGAGCGAGCAAACAGAAATTATCGAGTATATGAGAGAAAGTAAACAAAACTTCTTTCATGTGCTTGAACGAATAGAGGAATAAAGATGGCTGTCACTACGACAATTCTTAAAAACACAAACAACGAAACAATCGTTAAAATTGCTGGTACAGATGGCAGCGCAACTATTAATTTGGAAACAGATTTAGTTGCTGCTACACAAGCGTTCACTGGAGTGACTGCTGAAGAACTAGCAGATGCCCAAGATGATTATGATGGTGCTTATGGAGTGTTGGAAGAGGTGTTTTCACAAATGGAGGAACAGCAAGGTTATCCATGGGGTCTAACAGTGCCAGTGGGCTGGTACACCATTGACGAGATTCAAAGACTTGCTCCAGGTACAATTCCAAATCCAGGTGCACTGGTACCAGCATCACAGACTTTGAAAAATTCATGGCTTTATCTGCAAGAATGTTTGAGCACTGTATCGAAAGTTAACATTGCTGGCGTTCAGTGGGTTGGCTTGCAAGATGCTGCAATCACTATCACTAGAAACTCTGTTAATGTTTTAACACTTCCAGGTGGCGGTGCAGACTACTTAGAGTTTGCTGCTGGTAATGGTTTCGTTGACACAGTAGAGAACACCAGAGATATCGATGTTACCATTGCAGGTGCCGAAGCACAGTGTTATCTAATTTTACGTAAAGTTGGTGGATACTCTACTAAGGTTGAGACAGCAGTGTTTGGACCATACGACAATCAATCTGTAGTAGGGAGCTAAATAAATGAAACTCATTAGAGAAGTAACAGAATCTGTTAAACTTGTAACCGAGAATAAACTCGGCAAGGGTAAAGATTATTTCATTGAAGGTATCTTCCTTCAATCAGAATTAAAAAATCGTAACGGACGTATGTATCCAGAATCAGTTATGGATAACGAAGTCAAGCGTTACGTGAAAGAGTATGTTGAAAAGAATCGTGCTTATGGTGAACTCGGTCACCCAGATACACCAAGCATTAATCTTCATCTTGTTTCGCATATGATTACATCATTGCGCAAAGAAGGAACTAACTATATCGGTAGAGCAAAGATTTTAGAAACTCCAAACGGTATGATCGCACGTGGTCTGCTTGATGGTGGTGCTAATCTTGGAGTATCTTCAAGAGCACTCGGTTCTCTTAAATCTAACAACGAAGGTGTTCAAATTGTTCAAGACGACTTTATGTTGTCTACGGCAGCTGACATCGTCGCCGATCCTTCTGCGCCAGATGCATTCGTTAGAGGTATTATGGAGAATAAAGAGTGGGTATTTGTTGATGGAAAGTTTGTGGAAAAACATATTGAGGAAGTCAAAGCTGTTATACAGAAAACTTCTTCCCGTAATTTAGAGGAAGCAAAGATGCGTGCTTTCCAGAATTTCCTGAGTAAAATCAGATAAATTATAAATAATTTAATAGAACTATCCAGTTAGGAGAAGACGATGTCAATCGAACAAAAAATTGCAGAACTGTTGGCAGAATCTAAAGCAGCTAAACTCGCTGAGCAAGCTACTGAAGATAATGTTAACGAAATCGTAGAAGATCAAATTGATGAGGAAGCTGTTAAGCCAGCTCCAGAAAATCCAAATCCAGACAATGCACGTAACAATGTCCAGGACGAGAAGGAAGCCGAAGGTGGTACTTCTAAGAAAGCCAACCGTGCTACACAAGGCGCATCTGCTCCAGAAGCACGTGGTAGCGTTAAGGAAGACATGGACGCATTGTTCAATGGTGAGGAATTAACTGAACAATTTAAAGAGAAAGCAACTACTATTTACGAAGCTGCTGTTATGGCACGTGTAAAAGAAGAAGTTGCTCGTATCGAAGAAGAATTTGCAGCAAAGCTAGAAGAAGCTACTGCACAACAAATTGAGGGTCTTGTTGAACAGGTTGATGGATATCTCGGCTATGTAGCTGAGCAGTGGATGACACAGAATGAAATTGCCCTTGAGCGTGGTATGAAGTCTGAAATTCTTGAAGGCTTCGTTGGTGGTCTTAAGTCTCTATTCGAAGAGCACTATATCGAAGTTCCAGAAGAACGATTCGATGTGCTAGGCGAAATGGAAACTAAAATCGAAGAATTAGAAGCAAAGCTGAATGAGCAAGTTGCAGCTAACATCGAAATGACAAAAACTATCGCTGAACAAAAGCGTGTTGAAATCGTTAAGACAGTTAGCGAAGGTTTGACTGATACTGAAACTGAAAAGTTTAATGCATTGGTTGAAGAACTTTCTTATGAAGATGCTGAGTCTTTCGAAGGTAAAGTTAAGACTATCCGTGAAAACTATTTCACAACTAAGGCAGCTGCAGGTGTTAAGTCTGTAGTTACTGATGCTCCAGTAGAAACTCTGACAGAAGAAAAGAAACAAAAAATCGATCCTTCAATGTCAGCATATCTGTCTGTACTCAACAAAATTAAATAAGGAAAACTAACATGACAACTCGTCAACAATTAATCGAAAAATGGGCTCCAGTCCTTAATCACGAAGGCGCAGCACCAATCAAAGACCAGTATCGTAAAGAAGTTACTGCTGTTCTTTTAGAAAACCAAGAACGTGAAATGCAAAAGCAGCGTGAAGCACTTTTCGAAGCTGCTCCAACTAACGCTGTTGGTGCATACCCAGACGCTGGTGGTATGGCTAAGTTTGATCCAGTTTTGATCAGCTTGGTTCGTCGTTCTATGCCACAATTGATCGCATATGACATCGCTGGTGTTCAGCCAATGACTCAGCCAACTGGCTTGATCTTCGCAATGAAGTCACGCTATGGCAACATGGGTGGTACTGAAGCTCTGTTCAACGAAGCTGACACAGACTTCTCTGGTACTGGCACTCACAGCGGTACTTACGACTTCGGTGGTTCTGAGACTACTGGTCGTGGTATCGAGACTTCTGACGCTGAGCGTCTGGGTCAAGGTGGTCAGGGCGATGGTTCTTTCAACCAAATGGCATTCAGCATCGAAAAGACTGCTGTTAGCGCTAAGACTCGTGCTTTGAAGGCTGAGTACTCTATCGAATTGGCACAAGACATGAAGTCTGTTCATGGTCTTGACGCTGAAGGCGAATTGAGCAACATCCTTTCTAGCGAAATTCTTGCTGAAATCAACCGTGAAGTTATCCGTACAGTGTACAAGACTGCTAAGCCAGGTGCACAAGTTGGTACTACTTCTGCTGGTACTTTCGACTTGGACACTGACTCTAATGGTCGTTGGTCTGTTGAAAAATTCAAAGGCTTGATGTTCCAAATCGAACGTGAAGCCAATGCTATCGGTCAGCAAACACGTCGTGGTCGTGGTAACTTCATCATCACTTCTGCAGACGTAGCTTCTGCATTAGCGATGGCTGGAGTTCTTGACTACACTCCTGCGTTACAAGGTAACAGCAGCTTGAACATCGATGACACTAGCACTACTTTCGCTGGTGTTCTGAATGGCAAGTACAAAGTGTATGTTGATCCATATACTGCTAACGTAAGCAACACTCAGTTCTTCGTTTGCGGTTACAAAGGTACTAGCGCATTTGACGCTGGTCTGTTCTACTGCCCATACGTTCCTCTGCAAATGGTTCGTGCAGTTGATCCTAACAGCTTCCAGCCAAAGATTGGCTTCAAGACTCGTTACGGTTTAGTTGCTAACCCATTCGTTCAGTTGGACAACGAAGACGACAACGGTGTATTGTCTGCTAACAGCAACTACTACTACCGTCGTGTTAAGGTTACTAACTTAATGTAATCTTTTAGAGCCTACGTAGATAGGACTTTTGGGGATCCTTCGGGATCCCCTTTTTATTTCCTAAATAATAGTATGACTACTCTATCTTGCCCAGTACCATCTAATATCAATCCATTGTCTCCAAATGGGTTCATGTTCAGCATTCAAAAATTACCTGAGGTATCGTTTTTCTGCCAGCAGGTAAATCTTCCAGGTATCACTCTAGGTTCTCCTGAGTTTGGAAACCCATTTCAAACGCAACCTATTCCTGGCGAAACATTGACGTATGATCAACTGACAGTACAGTTTTTGGTTGATGACCAGATGACAAACTACATGGCAATCTACAATTGGATTGTCGCTTTAGGTTTCCCAAATACATACGAGCAGTACACAACTTTCTTTAACAATGATCAACGTGCAAACATTTCAGAGTTGGCAACAAACTACTCTGATTCGACTTTGCAAATTTTGGGCGCAAACAACACTGCAATAAGAACAGTGCAATTTATTGATATGTTTCCAGTGACTTTAGATTCATTGATGTTCCAATCAACAAACCAAGATGTGAACTACCTAGTTGGAAATGCTACTTTCCGCTACGGATATTACAAATTCTTGTAAGGCAAATTTGTTTTTTTGTAATAGATGAGGTATAATGCCTCTATCTAATAAGTGAGGTAATTATGAATATTGAACAGCTACAAGAGATGTGGGAAAAAGATTGCGAGATTGATGACAATTATCTCGGTGAACAATCCACAGCAACCCCTAAACTCCACGCTAAGTATGTTAAGATCTTAGTGCAGGTCAAACTCAAACACACTAAGTTGATGGCAGAACACAATCTGCTTCGTAAAAATAAGTTTCGTTATTTCCGTGGCGAGATGTCACGTGAAGAACTAAAAGAAAATAATTGGGAGCAGTGGCAAGGTATCAAGCCACTCAAGAACGAGATGGATGAATTTTTGACTGGTGACAATGAGTTAAACAATTCTGAAGTCAAGATAAAATATCTCGAGACAATGATTTATCTTTTGGAATCTATCCTACAGCAAATCAAAGCAAGAGATTGGCAAATAAAAACCCACGTTGAGTGGAAAAAGTTTCTAGCAGGGATGTGATGCAGAATGTAGTTACTATTGAAAAGTTAGATGAAGTTTATGTTAGAGTTTTTTCTGAGCCTAGCATTGAACAGGAATTGGCAGACTTCTTCACTTATGAGTATCCAGGAGCGAAATTTACTCCACAGTACAGAGCAAGGTTGTGGGATGGTAAAGTTCGTCTATATGACCAACTAAGAAAAACATTATACGTTGGTCTGGTTGAGTATGTAAAATCTTTTGCTGAAAGAAATAATTATGCACTACAAATATCAGATGACATCGCCGTACAAAATGATATCGATGAGACTCAGCTACAACAATGGCTCCGAGATCTTAATCCACAATCAAGAAACGAACCAATCCAAATCAGAGACTACCAGTTCGATGCCATCCACAAAGCACTTTCTACTGAAAGAGTTTTATTGCTATCGCCAACAGCTTCAGGCAAATCGCTTATCATTTACTCTATTATCAGATGGCACTTGGAACGCAACCATAAGTGCATAATCATAGTCCCAACAACTTCGTTAGTTGAGCAGTTGTATGCAGACTTCGAAGACTATTCGAGCGCTAATGGTTGGGGTACATCAGTGTACTGTCAGAAACTTTATGCAGGGTTTCCAAAACAATTTTCTAAAGATGTTTTGATAACTACATGGCAGTCTATCTACTTGCAACCAAAAGCATGGTTCAAACAGTTTGATGTAATTCTTGGTGACGAAGCGCACCAGTTTAAAGCAAAGTCCTTAACAACAGTTATGGAAAAGATGGACAATGTTCGTTATCGTATTGGTACAACAGGTACACTGGATAACAAAAAGATTCATCAGTTGGTTCTTGAGGGTGTGTTTGGTAAGGTACACAGGGTAACCACTACCAAGGCGCTGATGGATTCAGGAAGATTGTCTAGCCTAAATATAACGTGTGTGATTTTAAAATACTCTGAAGAAATTCGTAAAGAACGTAAAAATAACACGTACCAAGAAGAAATGGATTGGTTAGTTACGAATGAAAAGCGTAACAAATTTATCCGAAACTTGGCAGTAACTTCTAAAGGTAACACGCTGGTTCTTTTTCAATACGTTGAAAAGCACGGCAAAGTTCTCTACGAACTTATTAAGAATAAAGTACATGAAGATCGTAAAGTATTTTTCGTTTATGGTGGTACAGAAACCTCTGATCGAGAGGCTATCCGTCATATATGCGAAGGAGAAACAGATGCAATTATCATTGCGTCGTTTGGAACATTTTCTACTGGTATCAACATACCTTCGATTGAGAATGTTATCTTTGCTTCTCCTTCTAAGAGTAAGATACGTAATCTACAAAGTATCGGGCGTGGTCTAAGATTGAAAGATGGCAAACAAAGTTGTAAACTGTTTGACATTGCTGATGATTTACATTGGAAGACGTGGAAGAACCATACTCTAAATCATGCTGCAGAAAGATACAAGACCTACGCTGAAGAAGAATTTAAAACAAAAATCGTAGAGGTGGTATTATGTTAAGTGGCGATGAAATGTTTATTGTTCTAAAGTTGACTTCAGGCGAACAAGTCATGGCAGTGTTGTCTGCTGAGGACGAAGAATATGTACAGTTGATTTCTCCAATGTGCATAAGAACTATCCCTGTATTACAAACTGGCAAAGAGCATATCACAGCTGCACCACTCTGCCCGTTCACGGATGACACAACTTATATCTTAGCCAAGAAAGATATAATTTATCTGAAGAAGTTGCATCAAGCATTCGTATCTCATTATAAAAAGATTGTAACAGAGTACGAAGAAATGACAACCTTCCAACCTGCTGACGAAAGCCACAAGGATTGGGACGATGAAAGCATGAGCCCAGAAGAGGCAAAGAAGAGAATAGAAATGCTAAAAGATTTAGCTAGAGAAGAATCAGAAGAACGATACCAGATATTCGTTCAAGGTGACGATACAGTTCATTAATGTCATCATCATCCCTAGACACTGTCTATTATCCAGCAAGACAAATATAAAAGCAAATTTATTTTGTAATGAAATAAGATTTGTCTTTTTACCATACCTGATGTATACTTATGAAATATTTGAAAGGAAATTGTATGTATGGCTCACTACGTAAACAACGCTGACTTCTTAAAAGCATTAATTGAATATAGACAATTAAAGATTGATGCACAGCAAGAAGGTAAAGATAAACCCATTGTTAGCAATTACATCGGCGAATGTATTCTTAAAATTGCTACACACCTTTCTTACAAACCAAACTTTATAAACTATTCTTATCGAGATGACATGATTCTCGATGGTGTGGAAAACTGTATTCAATACATTGACAACTTTGATCCAACTAAGTCAAGCAACCCTTTCGCTTACTTCACGCAGATTATCTACTATGCATTCCTGCGCCGTATTGCCAAAGAAAAGAAACAAAGTTATATCAAAGGTAAACTGATTCAAGATTTACCATTTGAAGCCTTTGATGTGCAAGATGGTGATGATGACCGAGAGTTTCATAATGCGTACTTAGAGTTTATGCAACAAAATCATAACTTTGATGATTTTATAGAACGCAAAAAAGAAAAGAAGAAAAAGAAGCAGCCGAACTTAGATGAATTCATAGGTGATGAAAATGGCGAATCCGATACGGGACTTGTTGAATAGTTTGTCTAAAACATACGCTACACCCAGAACAAGACCCAGAGCTATGACACGTTCCAGAGCAATAAGAAATCGTCGTGCCCGAAGTGAAAGATTCTTAAAAAGATACACTTGGGACGCTACTGATAATATGTTACATTTGAAAAAGATTATGGAAAACAAAGACAATATTTTTCTTGGAGTTAGTGATATTGAAGATTTGATCTCTTCTGAGATCATGCAACGTCGTGTCGATGCCAATCAAACAACAGTTCAACGTGAAACTTCAATTCTTGCCAATCGTTCTACTTGGAAGGAATGGGCTGAGGTGAACTTTAGCGAATACTTGTTCGTACAAACAAGTTCTTCTTCTGGTGTCATCGTTGACGAAAAGACCAACAACTTTATTAAGTTTAGTGTTAACAGCAACTCAACAGAAGTTCGTGCATTCGGCGATGCCAAATTTGCTGATGGTATCATCCAATTCGTTGAGGGTAACTTTGATATCGTCACATCTTACATCGAGTGGGTTTATGGTAGCGATGGCAACTCTGTCAACGTGCCACTGAATCGTTCTCGTCTACCAATCAAAGAGATGTACCCATTCCTTGGCGATGAATCTCTTGAAGATTATTACGATCGTTATATGAACAGCAACGCAAACATCTTGTTGCTGATTGGTCCACCTGGAACTGGCAAGACTACATTCATTCGTGGTCTGTTGGCACACCGCAATTCTTCTGCAATCGTAACATACGATTCTAACATTCTTGACAAAGATGGATTCTTCGCAAGATTTATCGAAGACGATGCAGATGTTATGGTTCTTGAAGACAGCGATGCATTCTTGAAATCTCGTAGCGATGGTAACACAATGATGCATCGTTTCTTGAACGTGGGTGATGGACTAGTCACAACCAAAGGTAAGAAGATGGTTTTCTCTACTAATCTTCCAAGCATTCGTGACATTGACTCTGCCTTGGTTCGTCCAGGTCGTTGCTTTGACATCGTTACATTTGAAGCACTAAAAGTTGATGAAGCACATAAACTTGCTGACAAACTTGGTGTTCAACTGCCAGTGCGCCCACTCGGTAAAGAAACTGCTCCATACACTTTGGCTGAAGTTTTCAACCAACAATCAGAAAACGCTAAGGTTGCCACAACAAATAGAAAGGTAGGTTTTATTTGAAGACAGCAATTATTACAGACCAGCATTTCGGGGCACGTAATGATAGTATTGCTTTCTTAGATTTCTTTCAAAAATTCTATGACAATACTTTCTTTCCTACACTTGACGAACACAATATTAGTCACGTTCTTATCCTCGGTGATACTTTTGATCGTAGGAAGTATGTTAATTTCTACGCACTCCAGCGAGCGAAGGAAATGTTCTTTGATAAATTACATTCTAGAGGCATTTCTGTTTTTATGTTGGCTGGCAACCATGACACTTACTATAAAAATACTAATAATGTAAACTCCCCAGACTTGCTGCTGAAGGAGTATTCCAACATTACAGTTATAGACTCGCCAAAAACAATCACAGTTGATGGTATTGATATCTGTATGATGCCATGGATCTGTCCTGACAACTATCAGGAAAGTATTGACCATATGAAAAATACCAAAGCTGATCTTTGTATGGGGCATTTCGAAATATCTGGCTTTGCAATGTATAGAGGCGCTGAATCACATGAGGGACTTTCTAAAGAAACATTCGATAAATTTGATATGGTTTTTAGCGGGCATTACCATCACAAAAGCGATGATGGTCATATCTATTACCTTGGAAACCCATACGAACTCACGTGGCAAGACTTTAACGATCCCAGAGGATTTCACCTGTTTGATGTTAACACCAGAGAACTCGAATTCGTCAGAAACCCTTATACTATGTTTTCAAGAATCGAGTACGATGACAAGGGAAAGGATCCCATTGACTTAGATGCTTACGATCTTAAAGATTGTTATGTCAAACTCATTGTTGTGAACAAAACCGACTATTACAAATTTGACAAATTTATACAGAAGCTGTATAGTAAGGCTGCGCATGACATCAAGGTTGTCGAAAATCTATCAGAGTTTGAGGATGGTGAGGTTAGTGAGGAGATTAACCTTGAAGATACGCTATCTGTCCTTGCTAATTATGTTGACTCGATTGAGACGGAAGTCGATAAAGAACAAGTTAAAACTTACCTGCGAACACTCTACACGGAAGCAGTAAATATCGAAGTATGATCACATTTAAATCTGTACAATGGCAGAACTTTCTGTCAACTGGTAATTCACCGAACAAAGTTTTACTAAACAAATCACCAACCACTCTTATCATCGGTAAGAACGGTGAAGGTAAAAGCACAATCTTAGATGCATTGTGCTTTTCTCTATTTGGTAAACCATTCCGCAATATCAACAAAGGGCAGTTGGTAAATTCTATCAACCAGAAAAAGTGCGTTGTTGAGATTGAATTTGATATTAATGGTAAAGAGTATAAAGTCATTCGTGGTATCAAACCAAACATCTTTGAGATCTATCAAGATGGCGAGTTGTTGAATCAAGATGCTGCCGCACGTGACTACCAAAAGATTCTAGAACAGCAGATTATTAAACTTAATTACAAGACATTCACGCAAGTTGTTATTCTTGGTAGTGCTTCATTTGTCCCATTCATGCAGCTATCACCCCTGCAGCGTAGGGAAGTGATTGAAGATATTTTGGACATCCGTATCTTTTCTATCATGAATCAGTTGTTGAAGGATAAAGCCAATGACACAAAATCAGAAATTACACGGATTGAAACTGAGATTGCGAGTGCAAAGACTAAAGTCGAAGCACAAACTCAAATTATTAAAACTATATCGGAAGCGAAAGCAAATAATATTAGATCCATCCAAGAGAAAATCGCAGCAAGCACTGAAGAAATTGAGCGAACTCAATCGGAAGTTGATGTCCTCATCGGAGAGATCACAACTCTTAAAGCAACGATTAGCGACAAGGCAAAAGTACAAGAAGATCTCGAAAAAGCAAAAACCATCAGAAGTAAATTACACTCAAAGCTCGAAACATGTGAGCATCATAAAGAATTTTTTACTTCGAATCATGTATGCCCCAGTTGTTCGCAGACTATCCCAGAAGAACACAAACACTCTATCCTCAGCGATCTTAACAACAAGGTCACAGACCAGAATGCTAAGGTTGCAGAACTCGAAAAAGTTCTTGGGTCTCTCAATGACAGACTATCGAACATTAACTTGGTCTTGGATCAGATTACAGAAAAGAACATTGAACTCTCTACAAAGAACTCAGCAATATCCGTCGTTAACAAACAGATCGCTGCCATGGAAAGAGAAGTTGAAACTCATAAAGAAGACACGACAAATATTGACGATGAAAAGTCTAAGCTAAAAGGTTTAGCACAAGACGCACTTGATAAGATCAAAGCCAAAACTTCTCTACAAGAACATCGCAATCTTGAAGAAGTTGCTTCTGTGTTGTTGAAAGATACTGGTATTAAGACAGCTATCATTCGTGAGTATCTGCCAATCATGAACAAGTTGATCAACAAGTATCTGAATGCCATGGATGCTTATATCCACTTTGAGTTAGACGAAGCGTTCAACGAAGTTGTCAAGAGCCGTTTCCGTGATGAGTTTACTTATGCCAGTTTCTCTGAGGGTGAGAAGATGCGCATTGACTTGGCTATCCTGTTTACTTGGCGTCAGATCGCAAAGATGAAGAACAGCGTCAATACCAACTTGTTGCTGTTGGATGAGATCTTTGATTCATCTCTTGACACTGCTGGTACAGATTACTTCTTGAATCTGATGAATCAGTTTGGTGACAACTCTAACATCTTTGTTATCTCTCACAAAGGCGACCAGTTGTTTGACAAGTTCAGATCCGTCATTAAGTTTGAAAAACGAAACGACTTCTCTGTAATTATAAAAAACTAAAACTAAAGTAAACTGTTGTCTTTAATCCCTGCAAGTGGCGATTCAGAATGCTACTATCGTGCAACTTACACTAAAGTCGCCTAACAGGTGAAAACAATAACCCTACTTTGCGTAGGGTTATTTTTATTTGCAACTTGTCTTTTATTCAGAATTGAGGCATAATTCAGTCTGACATCTAGGAGATATATAATGGAAATGAAAGCAAGCGATCTCTCCGCTAAACTTTTGGCCACTGAAAACCTTTCAGTGGTTCGTGCCCGAGCACGTACTGCATCTTTCGACATCAAGAGTCGAATTTTGACCCTTCCAATGTGGAAGGAAATGACCCCTGAGATTGAGGACATGCTCATTGGTCACGAAGTGGCACATGCACTTTACACTTCTGAAGAATACCTGCAACCAATCAGAGAAAATACCAAACTGATGGGCTACATGAACATCATCGAAGATGTTCGTATCGAAAAACTAATCAAACGCAAATATCCAGGTCTACGCAAGCGTATGAACGATGGATATAAACAACTCAACGATCGTGACTTCTTTGGTGTGAAGACGATTCAAAATTTTGACGATCTGCTTTTGATTGACAAAATCAACCTATACTTCAAAGTCGGGTTCAACTGTGGTGTCACATTCTCACCAGAAGAAAAAACATTTGTGAATCGTGCCGAACGATGCGAGACTATTGACGATGTTATTAGTCTTGCCAAGGACATCTTTGATTACTCAAAGCAAAAAGCTGAAGAACGCAAAGAGCGTATGGGTGCACAAGATGTGGAAGAAGACGAAGATCCAACAGAAGGTGATTTTGACATCGATGATCAAGATGACTTTGATGACATGGAAGATGATGACGAAACTGATAACCCGAATGGTGGCAGTTCTCAACCAAAATCTGAATCTGCTGAAGAAGACGAAGACGAAGACCTAGCACCTAAGACAGAACGTGTGTTCCAGAATCGTCTGGATGATTTGGCTGACGAATCGACTGAGTACAAGTATTGGAAATTTGATACCGATTTTATTGAATCGCCTATTATCGGCTACAAGAAAATTCTTAGCGAAACCAAGTCACCTGAGCAGTGGACAGAGGAAGATTCGCTAGAAGGTAGTCGCATGTTGCGTTATATGTCTGACGAAGATCGTGTCACGTGGATGAAACAACAGTCCGCTGAATACGAAAACTTCAAAGTCGAGACAACTCGCACTGTGAATTATCTTGTCAAAGAATTCGAAATGAAAAAGTCTGCCCAGTTGCACAAGCGTGCACAGACTTCTAAAATTGGTTCTCTGGACATGCGTAAAGTTTATGCGTATAAACTCAAAGATGATTTGTTTAAGCGTGTTACCACTTTACCGCAAGGTAAGAATCATGGCATGATTATGCTTGTTGACTGGTCTGGTTCCATGAACGAAGTGTTACACGACACTATTAAACAAGTTGTTAGTTTGGCTCAGTTCTGTAACAGAATCCAAATTCCATATCGTGTCTATGCATTCACATCCGCATATTCGGATACCAGTGACTATGACAAGTACGTTCAAAACGATCGTAAGCGTCGTGAGTGGATGAAAGCAAAGCAATTGTCTACTGATGCCTTGTTGCATGTTGATAATGGATTTAATTTGCTAGAATTGTTTTCTAGTAAAATGACTACCAGTGAATTTAATGCAATGGCGAAGCGAACAATCGACTATCGTTTCACCCTTAACAAAGGATATTCAACTGGTGGTACTCCATTGAATGAAGCTATGGCATGGGTTTACTTGAACCTTGGCAACTTCATTAAGGACAACAACATTGAGAAAACCACATTCATCACTTTGTCTGATGGAGAAGGTAGTTCTATGCATCCAGTTCCTAATAGTTATCATCACACTCTGGATTCAGAACGTAGTGAAGTTGTTAATGGGGTGTGGAAGCGAATCAAGACCAAACACTTTATCAAAGATGAAGTGACTCAAAAGACATACGAAATTGATCGTTATTCTACGAATCAAGCGAATGTTATTTTGAAGATGATCAAAGACCGATACAATGTTTCTATTGTTGGTTTTTACATCTGTCCGAACAACAAAGGTAGTTTGCGCAATGCAATTGCTGCGAACATTCCAGATTATCGTGGCGATGTTTATGGTTTGATTGATCAGTGGCGTCTTGACTTTAAGAAAGAAAACTTTGCTTCGATCAAAAACACTGGTCGAGATGAGTTGTTCATCATCCCTCAGTCTTCTACTAAAATTGTAGATACTCAATTGGAAGTTGATTCCACTGCAAGAGCAGTCAACATTGCAAAACAATTCGGCAAGTACCTTAACATTAGGAAGACTAACCGAATCCTGTTGAATCGCTTTGTATCCCTTGTGGCGTAAGGCTTTGCAAAGACCCTACCACCAGTAGGGTTATTTGCAGAAAATGCTTGCCTTTTATTGCTACTTGATGTAAACTTACGTTATTAACCTTGATTATGGAGATTTGTGATGAGTAGAGTTGATGCTGTGTTTCGCCGTGAATTCGAACTGAAACTCTTTGAGATGTACCCTGATGTGCAAACTCGTGGTACAGTCAGTCGTCCTGAATTGATGAGTGTCATGAAAACACTCAAGACTGAGAAATATCCTCTGTGGCTTATGAAAGATAAACTTGGTCGTGGATTGTATGCCATCGATGGTGGTACTTATCGTGCTGCTGATGCGCAAGTTATTGGTAATAATGTTTTGAAAGAAAACCCTGTGAGACAAGAATCATTCGTAGTAGACTACACAGACACTAAATCACTCATCCCTGTTAAAGATTCCAACTTTGTTCCATTCGGCAACTATGCTGACTTGGAGAACATTATCAAGTCTGGAATCTTTTATCCTGCATACATCTCTGGTCCAACTGGTAATGGTAAGTCTACCATGGTTGAACAGATTTGTGCCAAGCACAAGAAACCACTCATTCGTGTTAACCTTAACATGATGACTGACGAAGAACAACTCATTGGTTCTAAGACTCTTGTCGAAGGCAACGTGCATGTTGTAGAAGGTCCAGTTCTTATCGCTATGCGCACTGGCACCACTTTGCTGCTTGACGAAATTGACGCTGGCTCTGCTAACACCTTGCTGTGTTTGCAACCGATTCTTGAAGGTAAACCATACTACTTCAAGCTGAACAACGAAATGATTATCCCTGCTGCTGGTTTCAATGTCATTGCGACTGCGAACACTAAAGGTAAGGGTTCAGACGATGGTCGATACATCGGTACTAACATTCTTAACGAAGCATTCTTGGAGCGTTTCGCTGTAACCTTCGAACAGGAATATCCTGCTGCGAAAGTAGAGGTGAAGATCATCAAGAATCTGATGCATTCATATGGCTGTGTTGATGATGAGTTTGCCGAAACTCTTGTGAAGTGGGCTGATGCTATTCGCCGTACCTTTGCAGATGGTGGTGTTGACGAAACTATCACAACTCGTCGTATGATCCACATCGTTCGTGCGTTTGCCATCTTCAAAGATCGCACTAAGGCTGTGGAACTTTGCTGCAATCGTTTTGATGCAGCAACCAAGAGTGCATTTATCGACTTGTACGATAAAGTTGCAAACCCCCAACCCGAAGTTGTGCCATCGGAGACTGCCATCAAGACTCCAGAAAGCGAAGAGATCCCATTCTAAAAAGTAATACTTAAGTATTAACCCTACAACCCGTAGGGTCTTTACAAAAAGAACTTGCCTTTAATGGTCTTTTATAGTAGAATAATGTTTGTAGTGTTGGAAAACTTCTTTTGAAAAGGAAATATATCATGTTGAAATTTGCAAACCTGTCCCTCGCCCAGAAACGATTCGTTGTGGCTGTCATTGAGTCTAACCCTCAGTACAAGAAAGATCCTCAGATCACACTGAAGGAATGTGCCTCAATCTATTACACTTTGCGTGACCAACGCACTGGTGCCAAGGGTGAGAAAATCGGTTATCCTAACTGGTTGTTTAACAAGAACAAGGTTGAGCGTGGTGTTTACCAGCTGCCTGTTCCTACTGCTGCAGAACTTTCTGATTATCAGAAAGAACTGAACACCAAGCAGACACCTAAAGTCACTAAGGCTAAGGCTACAGTTGCCAAACTGCAGAAAGCCAAGACTGTGGCAGTTAAGAAAGAAAAACCTGCAGTGAAAGCTCAAGAAGCTCTTGAAACTTCTCGCCTGCAGAAAATCGTAGAAGACTCTTTTGAAGTTGACGCTGATGTCGAAGACTTCAACCAGATCCTGCGAGAAAACGGTATTGAAGTCTAATCAATAGGCTTTGTTAGTCGTCTGGGGTATTGCCATCGCCCCAGACGATTCTTTTCATTTAGATGGTCTTATTATGGAGATATAATTATATGTCTAAGCAAGCAAAACTTCTCAACTATCTTCAAACTGGTGCTGAAGTAACTGCTCGTCAGATTCATGGATCCTTTGGTTTGAGCAACCCACACGATGCAATTTACCAATTGCGTAACCAAGGTCATTGCATCTACAGCAACAAGGCAACTCTGCACGATGGTACTGAGACTATCAAGTATCGTATCGGCAAGCCAAGCAAGCGCATGGTAGCAATCGCTAATCGTGTCGTTGGCGCTACTGTCTTCACCCGCACATAATCAGTGTGTAATTAATGGACATTCTTCCGAGTGTCCATTGCTTATTTCATTGGAGATAATATGGCAAAGAAAGATGATGTTAAAGCTAGTCAGACCGCAACGACTGGTGGTCGCAAGTTTGATGGTGGTAAACCCCAATATGGTTTGCTCCCTCCACTGGCGCTAAAGGCAACTGTCGATGTACTGACTTTTGGTGCACAGAAATATGAACCAGACAACTGGAAGTTTGTTCCTGATTCTAAACGACGATACTTTGATGCACTACAACGACATCTATGGCAGTGGAAAGAAGGCGAACAGATCGACCAAGAATCTGGTATGCATCATTTAGCCCATGCCATGTGCTGTTTGATGTTCTTATATGAACATGATGTGAAATACTCTAAGGAAGAAAAATGATTCTGGGTTTTGCTGATAAAAACAAAATGACTGATTTAAAGATTCGTAATGAGATTCTTGAAAAAGAAAATTTACGTTTAGTTAGAGATAACAATGCTTTAAATCAAAGATTTATTGATGAAATGGAAAACGCATCATTTTCTATTGACTGGAATGCTATGAAGGCATTCTCTGTAGAGAGAAATTGGAATAATGGATTTCCAGTGACTATTATAGGTTATATGTTATCTGAGCCAGCAGTACATACAGAAGATACAGTTACATACAAAGATGTCGTTCGTGAGTGGACTCTTCATTGCTCTGCTGTAAAGCATGAAGAACTCGTTAAGGAATTTAATACATGGAAGGCTAAAAAGAAATGATTAAAATGCTAATCACTTTTGTATGTTTGTTTATCATCTTTTATACAGGTATTGAAATCCTGAATAAGATGAGTGGGAAAGAAAGATGGGAAGTTGCTAAAACATTTTCGTATAGCGTAGCCCTAGCCCTGACTGTGGTTGTTTGTATGGTTTTGATGGTTGTAATGTTTTAAAGGAAATAATATGAAAAGCGTTTTTAAAATCTCTGCTCTGGTTGCTGCTGCTGTTTTGGCTACAGGCTGCACTCGAATCGAAACTGGTGAGGTTGGTGTTCGTGTTGGTTTCGACAAGCAGGTTCAAAGTGGCGAACTGCTCCCTGGATCCTTTAATCAGGTATTGATTGGCGATGTGCTGACATTCCCCATCAAGGATGTTAATGTCACCCTCAATGACATGACTCCAGTGGCAAAGGATAACTCAACTATGAAGGACTTGGATGCCGTAGTTGTTTATAACATCAACCCACAGCAAGTTGCTGAATTGTATTCAACCAAGAACAAGGCATTCCACGCTGAGTTTAAAGGTGATACTTACGTGATGTATAACTACATTGTTCAGAATGCTCGTAATGCTATCTACAAAGCTGCTCGTAAGTATGAAGCACTGGACATGGCTGACAATCGTAGCGAGATGGAAAAGTTTATTCAAGAAGAGATTGTTCGTAATCTCGCTGAAGAAAAGTTGGATGGTACTATCGTAATCAATCAAGTATTGATTCGTAATGTTGTACCAGCAGACTCTGTTGTCGAAAGCGCCAATGCATTGGTTCGTGCTAAGAACGAACTCAAGCAGAAAGAAGTTGAAGTGAAGACTGCTGAAGCTGAAGCACGTCGAATGGCTGCTCTGGCTAACAACAGTTCTAGCTCAATTGCTTTCATGAATGCTCAGGCTGCGCTCAATATCTCTGAAGGTATTAAGAACGGTAAAGTACAGACTATTGTTGTACCAAGTAACATGACATCTTTGATGCTGCCAAAATAATTTTATAAAAAGGAAAAACTATGTTGACTGTTGGAAATAAACTCGATTCATTTGTTGTCACTGGTGTTAATCCAGGAAGCGACCAATTCTTCGATATCACTGAAAAGTCTTTTGAAGGCAAGTGGAAGATCATTGTATACTACCCCAAGGACTTCACTTTCGTATGTCCTACTGAGATCGTTGCTTACGATAAACTGTTCCAAGACTTTGCGGATCGTGATGCAGTTCTATTGACTGGTTCTACAGATAACGAATTCTGTAAGCTGGCATGGCAGCGTTCACATGCTGACTTGGGTAAGATCAAACACATCCAGTTTGCTGACACACAGCGTTGGAATGATGAGACTGGATACAATCTGAGTTTGATCGAGCAACTCGGTGTATTCTATGTACCTGCTGGTGCTGCACTCCGTGCTACTTTTATCGTTGATCCAGATAATGTTATCCAGCACGTTACTGTGAACAACCTTAATGTTGGTCGTTCTCCTGAAGAAACCTTGCGTATCCTTGATGCGTTGCAGACTGGTGAACTGTGCGCATGTAACCGCACAGTTGGTGGAGAAACTCTATAATGGCATTCGTTGACGCTGTTAAAGAAGCGTTGCCAGAATACGCAAAGGACACCAAGCTAAACTTGGACTCTGTCCTTTTGCGTAGCACGCTAGATCCTAATGTAGCTATGGGTTGTGCCGTAGCTGCGCTGGCTGCAACTGGTAACGGTAAACTGCTATCAGTTTTGTTGGCAGACAACCCCACATTCGCTGAATCTGCTATGGCTGCAGCAAGCATTATGGCACAGAACAATGTATGGTATCCATATGTTGAGA